ACTTTTGAGATGGGACCCCACCCCCTTTCGCCTGCCGTCTTACGTCCATGACATTGAATACAAAGCACTTGCAGATTAGCCTCGTCATACACAGCGCCACCTTCAGCTATGGGTCTGATGTGGTCTATGTGTAGCTCACGGTCGAACAGTGGTACTGTCTTGCATGCGTCACATACTCCACCACGACGCATGAGTATCGCTTGCCTATACTTGCGCCACTTGGTACTCGCATATAGTGGGTTGTTTGCCACTATGCGCTTGGCTTGGCTCTTATGTTTTAAATAATTGGGCATTAACTACTATAACTACTATAACTACTTTTTTACTAAAACACTTCTACACTACTATACCTATGCTATTATATGTTTATAATAAAGTAGTAGTTAGTAGTTAATCCTTAGAAGGGTTGGGCGTTAGGGTTGATGGGTGCTAAGGCTTTGACCATGCGTACGTTATCCCCTCCCGTGTGAATCATTAGTTTAAGCCCTAAAGCATTAACTACTCCGCGTATCTTGTTACGTGCAAAGGGTCGGTTTGACGTTTCTAGGCAGTAACTGGTATAGCCTCGGTAAAAGTCGGTAAAGGTCATTTCCTGCCCTTCGTACATGCTTAGGGTTTCGTCGTGCCAGCTTTGTAGGCTGTTAATTGCCCTCCTAAACTCTTGCAATTCTACCACGTTGCTAGGCACTATGGTAAAGCTTCGGTTAGCCTTTAGCCTTAGTAAGCCGTTGTATGCCCACTGGATGATACCTGGCATTTCCTTAGTTAGCTCCTTCGCTAGGCTCCAGTCCTCACGTCCTACAAAGCTGTTATTAAGGCTTATTACCATTAAGCGCCTAAATACGCCATTACTTATGTCGTCAACCATAGGCAGCCCGTTGGTCGCAAATGCAAATTTTGCATAAGGCGTAAAGTCGAAAGGTTTTTTATACTTCGGGTTAGCAGTCAATACCTCGCCCGCTACCGCCTTTTTAAAGCCCGTAGTGCCCGTACTGTCTTTGTAGCTGATTTCCGTAGCTATGTTCAGCCAACTGCCCGCTAAACGCTCTAAATTGCGTTGCTCATTAAGCTCATGCCATTCTAAGCGCGTGCAATATGGTACCATTGCAGCCAGCACTTCTAATAAGACGCTTTTACCATTGCCACCATCCCCATACAATACCAGTGCTTTGTGTAAGTTTAAGCTACGGTCCAGGCAATAGCCAAACCATTCTTGTATTAACAGCGTCTTTTGGTGTGCGTCCTCGTCCCCTTTAAACACTTGACCGAGAAAGTCAAGCCATTTGACCGGAAAAGCCAGCTGGTCGAACTCGTAAGGTATGCACTCGGTTACTTTGTGCGGGACCTTGTATTTTGGGTTCGTTACGAACTTGCCAGCCTTTACATATCCGTTATTAAACGGTATTATATCTAAGTTGTCCGGGTTAGCTGCTAGCTTTTGCGCTAGGTATTCTATAATGTACGTGGTCTTAGCCTGCGTGCCTTTAGCCTTTAGCATGTCAAAGCATAAGATTCCCAGTTCCTCGCGGGTTAATTCCTTGTATTCGTTTTTCTCGGCGACAAAAAAACGGCCCTTGTTGTAAAAGCCGTTTAAGTCGTTTAGTTGCTGCTCTAGCCATAACGCCGCTGCGTAAGGGTCCGTTAGTCCGTCAATCGCTTCCATTTGTCAAAGTTTGTCTCCCAGGTTAATAAATCAAAATCTTCTCCAAGCTCCCAAAGTAGCTTCTCTCGTTCTAAGTTCTTAGCCCAAAACATAGTGTTTGCGTGGTGCTTGCTTCGTGTAATGTAAAGCGCCAGCCTTTGTAAAAGCTCCGCCTGGTAGTATAGTTCGTCTAGCTCTGCTTCAACAGCTGCAACCTCCTTACGTAGGTTGCGCATATCAAAGCCCTTAGCTTCGCTTCGGTCTAGGTACGCTTTTATCCCTTTCATAGCTAATTAGTTCTAGTGTTCCTGGCAATTCATTCATAAAGCTTCTAAGCTGCCCTACGCTATTAAATTTAAGCTCCATTTTGTTAAGCTCACGGGTAGCTCGGTGCCGTATGTAAATTATGTAATTCATAAAACGCGGTTTTGCTTTAGCATCTGCGCTATTTCGGTAGCATCTTCTACGCTCATAACCACCAGTGTGGTTTTGCGGTTGCGCTTCCATAAAAGCACGTTATACATGCCAGGGGTGCTAGGCATGTGTTCAAGCACAGCGTGCGGGTCCAATCCTCGCTCTACGTGCTTGCACTGTATATAAAATGGGTAAGTTTCTACTAGGTCTACACCTTGGCCGTCTAGCCATTTGTTCATTAAACGGCTGGTCTGCACGTTAGGAAAAAGCGGCCGGAGCATTCTCGCCACGGCCACCTCAAACCTATTGCCTTTTTGCTTGACGTTCACCGGTCAAAAGGGTCTAATTCATTTGCGTAATCATCGCAAATTCGGTAAATCTTTATATACAATTCGTCCGGCATCTTTACAGCATAACCCGCTATAAATAAAGTAACGCGGTTTACTACCATACGGCAGCCGTCCTCGTCGCAGTCGCGCAGGTACTCTACTACTAGATTTTCCTCCAGGTTCAAGTCGCCAAAGTTGTACTCCTCAATCATTTTCTTTGACTTTCGTACCAGTGTAACCAGGTCTTAATTTTAAGTAGTTGCTTTTGCTGGCCCCAAAGCTCGCTCTGCTCCTCTAGGACTGCCTCTTGCATTTTATGGCGTATTAACGAGAGCTGGCCCTCAATAAAAGCGCCAAGCTCTACGCATACCGGGGTTTCAAAATTGCTCATGTGCGGTAACCATCTCGTCGTATAGGTACTTAGCAACTAGGTAAACCTCTTGTAAGGTCTTGGTAGGGTCAGCGTTTAAACGCTCCATAGCCATTTTAAAGGCCACTTGAATTAAGATACTGCGGTCCTTACCTCCTGCATTATTTGCGGGAGCTTGTGCCATTGTTAGAACTTGCCCGTTAAAAGGGGCAGGCGCTACTTGCTGCATGTACTCACTTACAATTTTGCCCTGCGGCGTTCCGTTGCGGTCCGTCTTGCCGGTAAGCTCGTAGTTAATAGACTGGCCATTAACGAAAGCGTCTGCCTTTTTAGAATTTACCTTAAAGTGGTCGCCGTTGGCCATGCGTAGCTCGTAAGCGTACATTAAACCGTAGGCGCTTTGCCATGTTCCGTCCCCGGTGGCGTGCTGTATTGTGCTAGTTTTCATAGAGTAAACGAATAATAATTATTACAAACATTAAGACGCTCCCGGTAACGGAAACAAAAGCCGCCAGGGGTAAGCCCACGCGGTCAATCCAATTTAAAAATCTATTTGCCATTTTTGTGTTAGTGTTGGTTAACACGGCAATAGTAATAATAAAAATCCTAACTGCGAAATTTATTTTCGTTAAGGATTTGCGGAGTAACGTCTAAAATTATGTTTTTGTGGGTTCTACGGTAGTAAAAATCCACTGTCACGCATCCTATTGGCTTAGGCGGCGCACCACGCTCTACGTGCCAGCCAAAGGCCCCGTCGCCGTATTCGTCCTTATAGGTTCCGGTACGTAAATGCAGTACCTCCTTTAAAATTGGTATTCTATGCCCGTCCAGCCCTGCCTTGGTTTGGTACATTGCGTACAGCTCATGCACGTGGCCCATCCATACGCAGTCCGCACCTTCAATGTCTGCCATTTTACGCTGGTGCTGTATGGTTCCTTTTGTTACTGCTCCGCCGCCACCGCTTCCGTGGTAGTAATGTATTGCGTAGGATTTGCGGCTGGTTTGCCTAGCAAATTGTACCGTAAGCCAGCCACCGTAGCCCCCGACGGTAATAGGTATGGCGGGTTTGTAAGTGTAGTTAAATAAGTCGGCAAAGCGCTGGAGTGGGTCGGTTTCCACGTTTTTGATAATTGCGGTTTCGTGGTTTCCATAGGCTATAAATATAATGGTTTCTGCCCAGTCCCCGAACCACTTTACCGCGTCCTCTATGACAGCATCTAAGTAGTTTACCTTGTTATGTTCCGGGAGTATGTCCTTTTTACTGCGTCTTGGGTCGTACTTACCCTGCATTAAACAAAAAAAGTCACCGTTTATGGCGACCTTAGCCCCTTCCTCTTTAGCAAGGGTTAAATGCTTGGCAAGTGCCACCCGATCACAGTGGGGGTTGTCCCAGTGCAAGTCCGAAAGCATGTACAATTTAAATTTTTTGCCCTCTACTTTAATAGTGTGGCTATTTCGGTGGTGCGTTTGTATCATTTTCTAAGTATTACCACTAGCAAGGTAATACCTAAAACCAAGATAGGCAGCATAGTAAACATTTCTTGACGGCGCGTTGGCTTTTTGTTAACCTCGCGTATGGTCTGCGTATTGCTAAAAACCGTATCGCCTTTGCATGTCCCTTTTACGTATACGCGGTCCCCTGGTAACCGTACTATTTCTACTTGGACCCTATCCTGCACCAGCGTTATGCTGTCGCGGAGTGTTACCGTATCGCGTAGCGTCTGCGTTTCGCGTATGGTAATAGTTTCGGTATTGATTATTTTGGGGCTACATGCTACTATAAGTAACACGGCGGCCGACGTTACGAGCGCGTAGGGTTTCACGTTTTAGGTCTTTAGGGTTGTAGCTTACATGCACCCACTGCGGCTGCTTATCGGTGCCGAACTCATAAATAAGCTGGCTATACATGGCGTTTGTTTTTAGCCAGTCGAATATCTTTCGGTGGTCCCCGTCCGGGCTTTGCAGGTCAGCTGCGAAACCATACAAATGGTCCGACTTATACGCGCCATTCGCTGCCTCGTTTACTAGCTTGGACCTATACCCGCTGGTAACCGTTACTGGCCCTACCGCGTCGCGTAGTGGCTGCAATACCTTTTGGCATAGCATAAGTAGGTTAGCCTCAATTTGTGGCGTTGGCGTGTTATCAAAAGCAAAGCGGGTCTTTGTCAGCTCCGCCAAAGTGAAATTCTTTGTCATTTATCCTTCGCAAAAAGTAATCCTACAATCGCTGGCAAAAATACGCCAGCTTCGACCAGCGTGGCTTTCTCGTACCAAACCATAATCATGGCTACGCCGAATACAATACCAGCCAGGCAGCTAGTCTTTGGATTCTCTAGAATTCTTTTTAACATCTTTGCGCCACTGGTAAAGGGTGTAGCCTATGGTTAGGCAAAATGAAATAGCGCCTACTATTGGCATAACTTGTGCCGCTACCGTGCTAAACATATTTAGCGTCCAGGCTCCTACTATGTGGTCGTTGCTCATGGCGCAGTTGGGTTAGCCTTAGCGTATTCATTTGTATACTCTTGCTCATGTCCAGCGAATACGTGAACCCCGCACGGCTCGGGCCATACAATGTAAGGGGCAAAGCTGGCAGTCAAAGGCTGGTCAGCCCATAGAATATCCACGCTGAACTTAGTAGATTGCTTGGCGCATACTTGGCCTTCCTCGCTTTGTTTCCACTCAATGCAAAGCTTTCCCAGCTCCACTACGGCTATAACCAGTTCGGGGTTCCAATAGGTGTAGGTTTCGCCTTCGGGGTTGGTACCCGTTAACTCAATCTTTTTCTTTGCAGCGTCCCACTGAACGGGGGTGTACTCGTATTTTAAGAATTTCATATCGTGGTAAGTTCAGCTAGTTGGGCGTTGGTTAAACGGGTCTTGAATAGTAGGGTTTGGTTTAATTCATAACCAGTAAAGGAGCTTCCAACTTCTGCTCCTAAGTCAATTCGGCTCATTGATACGGGTACGGCTCCGCTTGTGTCAGTCCCAGCTGATACTCCGTTTATATAAGTTACAAAATCGTTTACCTTATAGGCCATTGAAACCTTGTAACGGGTTCCAACAGTAAAAGTACCTAAATTTATTTGACCAGTTAAGCCTCCACCGCTAAAAACATACATTACGCCAATACCGCTGCTATTAACCTCAAGCTGCACACGATTATTATTAGAGCCATCATTAAGCTGAATTTGAACTACTGAAGCACCTACGGCCTTTTGTATAAAATCAATAAAAATAGTACCCTCAGTCTGCCCAATCAAAGAGCTAATGCCCGTCTTTGAAGCGGCATCCGCAACCCTTGTAACTGCCGCTGTGGTGGTGGGTATGTACGAGGTGGCGTAGGCTGCGTTAACCTCGCCTTGAAAGCCCCATAGGTACGCTCCGCTTGTGCCGTTGCCAGTGTAGGAAGCCGAACCAAAAGTGGTACCATTTAAAAATCCTACAAGGCCCTCACAAACAAAAGCGTTTGCAGTTGCGGCTACGGATATAGTACAACGATACCATCCGCTTCCGTAGCTTTCTATTTTGCTTGTTGCTCCGCTTGTTACAGCTCCAGCCGTTCCGTTTTGAATGTCAAATACAGCGGTTTTAATATTTGATGAATCGTCAGTACGCAAGTAGATGTACTGCCGCCCATTGTATTTCGCAAATACGCTAAAAGACAAAGGCTGGTTTACGCTTGTGCTAATTGGGCTTTGATAAACTCGGTGATTTCCCGTAGACGTATCTTCCGTAAACAAATCAGCATTTGAATATCCATCGGGGCTTGCAGTTGCGTTAGCCGTTACAGAGCCTCCGTCTTTAGTCCAAGTTGCGGAATTTATGCTCTCGCTTTGTAAAATTAAATTACTACGCTGCGGCTCCAGCAACAAGCGAGGGCAAGTAGACCCCAAATAATCCAAACGCGGCACGCCGCTAGCTACCGCTTCAATTAGTCCGCTGGCGTTTACTCGTGTAGCTGTGCTGGCACGGGTAAAGGCTAGCTGCCCGTCCGTGGTTAGTGGTTTTTGTGCGTAAACCTTGCCGCTCTTGTAGCCCGATGGGACTACTACTAGGCTGGCTAAATCGTAAAAGGGCGTACTCATAATAAGTTTGCAATGGCGTTAATGGTGCAATCCCGAGCCTCCGTTGTTCCACTGTCAGCCAGTACGTAGGCCTCGTAAGTGTTCCAAATGGGTGCGGCGTAATTACCCCCAGTAAAGATAGTTATAAATTGGGCGGTGTTCATAATGTGCAAAGGTTAGTTTCAACGGTTCCCCCGTCGCCAACTACGTAGGCGTGGTAATACGGGTTTATTGGTAATTCGTAAGTAATCATAGGTCCTGGTTTGGTCGCTTAGATTCCGTGCTAGTTAGTATTGCCCCGTCTAAGTAGGCCCGGTAAGTGGCGCGAGAATCCCGGTCGTTGAAGCTTAGGTTCACGGGCTTGTATAATACGGAACCCCAGGTAAAGGAGTGGTTATATGAATAGGTCCCGTGTAGGTCTATTTCGTAGTATTGGCCCGGCTGGTAACTTTTGCGGGCTAATTGGTAAGCTACAATAGTCAAGATAAGGTCTTGGTCGGTACTCCAAAATATATTGCCGTAAGCCACAGTTCGCCCGCTATTTGTAAAGCATCGCAACTCCCCAGCTAGCGCAGCTGCAATTCCCGAGCTGGTCCAAATATCCCCAAGCTCGGTATTAAGCTCCGTAGTTATGCCGTTAATACGTTTGGTATTGTCCGCATAATAAATTGTAGTGCTGGGGTTCGCGTTGTGGTACGCAAAGTACATGGTCGCGGTTGTTACTATTGTATCGGCTGGGTAGCCTGACGTTTGTATGCCCGTAACCTTGTAATACATAGGTTCAGTTCCTATGGTCGGTAGGGTGGCTAGGTGGTCACCGTTAATGTGGTGCTGGATGTTTTCTAGGCTCGGCCCAGGTCCAAAGATTGCATGCTCTACATAAGTAACAAAAGACGGGGTGGTGGTCCAAATGCTGCCATTCCAGTAATAGTTGCCAAACCGAACCGTAACGTAAAACTCAAAGTCCACGGCACCCCCGCCAAAGCCAGCATCAAAAGATAGCTTTGCGTTAAGGTATGAATCTAGGTCTATATGGTTTGCTCCCGTTGGCGTTACGTTGCCCACAAAGTAATTGTCGCGTGCTTTGTTGTTGCCGCTTTCGTTTCTAATTATACCCTGGCTCGGTTGGTTATGGGTAATGAATACCTCACGAAAGGCCGGCTTGTACAGCTCTAAGCCCTCCGAATACACAAGGGGTACTACCGAGGGCCCAGGGGTGGTGATACGCCCTAGGAACGCACCGAATTTAGTATAGCCGTTGTACCATGCTGGCGTACTAAGCCATGCGGTCCTAAATACCAGTTCGCCTTTGTCTTGGTACAGTTGTAGGCCAAAGGTCGTTAACATATCTTCTAGCGCCTCGCGGTAAGTGCGGTACTCGCCATCGCGGAACCATAGGCCGCTTTGTATGCACCCGGTCCACCATAGGCCGCCTTGGTTTGTTGTGATTCCCTTGTTACTCGGTTGCAAGTGTTCGGAAACGAAAAAGCCGGTATAGCAGTCCCAAAAATTGCAAAGGTTAAAAGTATCGGCAATTTGGTCCGTGAACGCTTTTATGCCCGTGAACTGGTAAAAGTCTGCGCGTCGGTTAAGCATTTGAAACCCGTCCGAAAAAGTAAGCTTAACAAACCGTTGCCCGTTGGTTACTTCAATGCTGCATGAATCCGGAACCAGGAACCCTCGCCAAATTACGTTTAATCCGCTCTTTTGTTCAATTATATACCTGCCGTCTGCATCGCTCAGTATCGTGCGCCAGTCGTTAATGCTAAGGCCACCGAATACGCTAAGCTCGCATGTACTGGCAATGATACCGGGCTTCACTTCGTCCTGCGCTTGGTATGCTACTTCCCACGACGCTACGGTAAACTCCAAGCCGGGGGCTGGGCTTAGTGGGGCGTCAACCCCCCAAAGCACCCAATTATAGCCCGCCGTATCGGACGTTGCAAAAAGGACTTTAGCCACCTGCTCTAGAAAAATTATTGCCGCTGCGCTGTACGCCAAGTTGCAAGTCGCTGCCGCTTACTTTGGCTTTCATATTAAATATGCCGCTATCGCCAAAAAAGTTAGCCATTCCGCCCATGCTCCCTTGCATTGCCTTAAAGGTATCTTTAAAGGATGCGCCGGTTATGGAACTTACAATAGCTGAAAGCGCAATAGTCGCGGCTACGGCCGCTACAAGTTGAGCTACGTAAGCCTGGAGCGCCTTGCCCAGTACCTTAAAAAAGTTTTCGCCGTTGGTAAGCGAAGCGGTAAACGCCTGGGTTAGTATACCGCCAAACTCAGCGCCTATGTTCGCGGCTAGTTGTAGCTCTTTGCTAAAGTCTTTTACTTTATCCTTTAACTCCACTAGTTCTCCCTCGGTTTCGTCAACAGCGGTCATAGGTGGCAAGAATTGTAAATTCTGCTTAAAACCAACCTCAAAATCTTCAAACATTGCGCGGTCAAACTGCGCCTTTAGTTTTAACAAACGCTCTACCTCAGCGTTCATGTCCAGGTAGCTATCCTTTAGCTTTGTAACTTTTTTGGCTGCATCCTCTGCTTTGTTACCGGTATCGGTTAATGCTATGCCCAGCTTGGGAGCTGCAAGGGTTGTATCTACTAAGGCTTCCCTAGACGCTTTTAAGCCGTCTAAAAATATACGCATTGTTGCGCCGCCTGGCATTATGTAGCTGGCTAAATAAGACAGTTTCTCGTATAGCGAAAGTTGACCACTTAGCAGGGCGTTTAATACCTTTAGGCCGTCCGAAACAAAAGACAAAAAGCCAGCGTATACCGGGAGTAGGGCAGTGCCTATTTGCAGCTTTAAATCTTCTATGCTTGCCCTTTGGCGGTCTAGTGCATCCGCTGAACTTTCAATGCCTGGACCTATAATGTCCAGGGTGTTTTTCATTGCGTTGCCCAAAGCCTCTGCGTAAGGAACTCCAGCGGCTAGCTGGTCCTTCATTTCTTTCACGTTAATGCCTGCCTGCTCTAAACCCTTAGTGCTTTCTTTTGCAAAAGCCGTTTGCAGTTTGTCGGCTATTTCGTCAAAGGCTATGCCCGTAGCGTCGCTCACCTTGTTGGCGTAGTCCAGCTGCGTGGCTAGGTCCTCAATGCCCGTGCCTTGGCCCACTGCTTTTACGGCGCGTTCCATAAGCTTTAGTTTGCTTATTTCGCCGTCGGTTGCTTGCTGTAATTGCGTGAGCTGTGCGCTGGTCCCGATATTGGCAAAGGCTACCTGGACGTTTTCCGCTTCGGCGGCAAGGTTAATGCACTCCTTACCAAAGGCTATAATTTCAGCACCGGCAAAGCTAGCGCCAATCATTGCGCCAAGGTTAGCAAAGCTCTTGGATGTTTGTTTAAGCTGCGCGTCTACCTGCTGAATACCACGGCGAAACTCCGCGGCATCTAAGCCTAATAATACTTTACTGGTTACGTCCATAGCTCCTTAATAATGCCCGTAGGCTGCTTTCTTTTTTCTCGTCTTCAAACGCGAGTAGGTCGGTTTCGGAAATTACATTCTTTACCGACTTCCCGCTTATGTTTACCAGCACGGCGGCTAGCCATCGCTGCCTTCGCCACTCGTCTTTGTCCCGTTCTAAGCCGTGCCTAAACACAGCTTCTAATTGTTCCAGCGTTAACGTCTTTGCTTCGCTAGGCGCAATGCCTAAGCGTCCCACCAGCTGGCCTAGTACGTCTACTGGGCCGCCGGCTGGGAAAAAGGGCCGTTAAGCCGCTGGGTAAGTTCGGTAATATCCCAAGCCCCTGCCATAGCCTTGAACTCGTCAAAGCTTATGCGGTCCGCCATGTCCCAAAATTCCTGGGCGTATAGCATAGCCAGCATATCTGCCAGGCCTAGGTTACCTAATTGTGTTACGCTTTTACCCGTAACTTCCTCGAATAGCAATGCTGCCCCCAGCGTAAACTTTTTCCCGTCCATGGCTTATGCGTTTACGCCTACTGCAAATGCTCCAGTACCGTTAAGCGTAAAGCTCACCGTTCCGTTGTCTTTGTCCGGTGCGCTAACTGAAAGCTGCGAAAGGATGGCATCGCCCTCTACTTTAGTTTCACCTACTACGGGTGTAACCGTACCAGCTGTAACTTGGGTAATTCGGATGTTAACTATATCGCCTACTTTGGCGTATAGTTCGTCTACGTTCCACTTAGCTGCATCGTCGTCGCCTAGGTTGCTAGTACCGCTAATAGTCCAGGACTTTGCGCTAGTTACGTAAGTACGAAATACTGCCACGTCTTTGCTTCGCTAGGCGCAATGCCTAAGCGTCCCACCAGCTG